ATTTATTATATCATAATTTTAATAAAAGAAAAACCCTTTAGAAGGGTTATATACGCATTATCTGGTGGCTCCAGCGGGATTTATATATATACAAAACCTTTATAGAACAAGGCTTTTTACGTATAATTTTTCCATAAATTACTTAAAAAAAATATTTTTTTCACCTATTTCGGAGTAATTTTAGAGTAATTTTTTGCATAAAAATATGAAATCAAAAAGAAGTAAAGCAACAGACATACCTATGTCGGTAAAAAAGAAAGTGTGGAAAAGGGATAAAGGAAGATGTGTTATATGTGGCAATTGTTATAATGTAATGCCTAACGCACATTATATAAGAAGGTCTAGAGGTGGATTAGGTATAGAACAAAATATTTTTACCGCCTGTACAGATTTAACACCTAACAAGTGCCATAGCAGATTTGATAATTATGGAGTGGGCGGAGAAAAAGTTATTGCAAATTTCAAGAGACATTATCCTAACTGGAAGGAAGAAGACCTTTATTATAAAAAATATATAACTTAGCATGCATGCATACATATTTACAATTGTAATTACATTTTGTATAAAAAAAAGGAGAACTAGAAATAAATCTGTTCTCCCGTTTTTAGTTTAATATATGTGGACTTATTTGACGTGTACTTTCTTAAATTTGGGTTGCTTTCCACTTTTTCGGTCAATTCCTCTATTTTGACTTTTTGTTCTTCTATGACCGTTTTTTGGCTGTTTATCTTTGCCTCGTATTCTGCCATTTTTTTGTTCAGTTCTTCTATAGTAGTGTCTTTCTTTGGTTCTTCTTTTACTTCTTCTTTTGGGTAGACTTTTGTTTCTGCTTTCGTTCCTGCTACCCAGCCTATTCCTATGTTATACCAAGTATAACTATTAGACACTTTAGTTTCTGTATAGTCATAGATACCATAATCTATATAGCCTAAAATTGTTTGGTTTGTTCCTGCTCCTTTTCTAATTCTTAGCTGATAGCCAGTTACTTCAATTTGATTTTTAGAAGTATCTTTCTTTGCTTTTTTGCCTTTTCCAAGTAGTCTTACAATTGCTTTACTATCTTCTCCAGTTCCAATTTTTTGGCCATCATCTGCAAAGGTATATAATAATGGATTTACAACATATTTTGTTCTATCGCTATAATTATATTTCCAAGACTTTGGTACTTTCCACATTTCATAATGTAAATGGACTGCGTAACCATATGTACCACCCATTGTAGCAATTTGTTCTCCCATTTTAACCTTTTGACCTTTTTTAACTTTGATTGAATTATCTTTTAAATGGCAATATCTGGATAATAAATCATAATTACCATCAAATGAGTGCCTTATGTAAATATAATTCCCAGCATTACCGCTTCCAGTTGAAGTTCCTACTAAAATTACCTCTCCATCATTTACTGCATACACTGGTGTATTGTATTGCCCTCCATAACTACTATTCCATCCTAAATCTACTCCTCTATGTGGTTTTGCTTTAGAGTAATAAGGAGATGATGTATCACCGAATTTTGTTGTAACACCATTGTATTTTAATGGCATAATACAATACTTACTCATTTTCTATCTCCTCTTTTAAATCATCAAGTGTTTTTATATCTTCTTTTGGTACTTCTTCTATTTCATGTAATTTACTAAATGGTGTGAATATTTTATCCTCAAATGTTTTATAGATAGTATCTGCACCAACCCAAGTAATTACTCCAACCCATAGCCCATCTACTATAGATAGGTTACTGAAACATATTGAAAATAGTGTTCCTACTATCAGTGATATTAATAATGATAAAATCACTAATATTTTTTTATTTGATACCATCTCTTTCGTTTTCTGCACTATTGCGGTCGTTATTATTGAGCCTGCTAAGGCTACGATTAAAACGTTTTTTATTAAATTAAAATCTAACATGATTCTCACTCCTTAATTTGTTTTCGTATTCTTCTTCTAATATTTTTACTTTTATTTTTACTGCTCCATTTCCACCTTTTGAAATATACTCTTTTCCAATATTCACCCGTTCTGATAACGGAATACAGTCATTGCATATTGCAAGCTTCATTGTATCTAGTGTATTTTTCTTTAATTCAGATTCAACTCTATCTAATTTTGCATGAATCTTTTTATTGTCTTCTAAAATATCTGCAACTAAAAAATCCCTAATTATTTTAGGAATTTTTAGTAATGCTTTTTTAATTCTTTCTTTCATTTTTACCCCTTTCTATTTCCATCTTCCCTTTACAATCATATTGAAATTTATGCTTGATGTATCATCATTACTTCGCAAAAAGCCAATAACTGCTTTTTCTGAGGTTGTTGAGCCTGTCGCTTTTGCCCACATGCCCCCACCTTGTTGCACGTTTGCTGATAGAATTGGTGTATCAATAAATAAACCTGCTGGAAAAGCATATTCATGTGTAGTACTAGCATAAATATTACCATTTTTACTCATTGTGTGGCTTCCTGATGCAATATAAGATGTACTCCAGCATTCAGATATACCACTATTCCACTTTCTATAAGTCCAAATTCCTGATGTATTTTGCTCCGTAATGTAATCGGTAAATACTTCATCTCCGTTATATGTTACACTACCCCATAATTGAACATTATGCACTGTATCATCTTCATCAAATTTATCTCCAAGTGCTACCTTATTACCATATAATGCAATGGCAGGTTTTCCTGATTGAATTTGATATATAAATTCAACTTGTGATAATTTATCTTTAACAGTTACTTTAATATCATATGAATTTCCAATGTTAAAACCATTATTCGTGTCACCCAATGTTAATCCATTAAATGAATATTTATTATTTTGTACTGTTGGTGTTATTGTACTAATTCCATCTATCCATGTACTATCTTGAGTAATTTTATATTTGTATGATACTTCTAAAGCATTATCTGTACTTCCAAAATTGCCATCCCAAACATCACCTTCAAAAGATATTTTTACTTGTTCAGTGATATCATCAATACGCTCTATATTTTGCACACCTTTAGTTAACTTAAAGTATTCTATAAAATTGGTCATTGTTTTTATAAGAGGTGTAGACATTCCACGTGAATCTTGAGCATAGACTGTTACCGAGTTAGTATTATAATTTTCTATTGAAATAACATTATTTCCAGTATTTGCAATTGATGTATCATTTATTATCCAGTTTGTAATACTTGCTTTTTTCTGTGCTTCAGCATTTAAATTACTTATCTTTAAAGTTGAATACCCTTTTATAAATGTACTTCGATTATTGGTTAATGCATATGTTGTGTCATTACTATCTTCTATATCAAAATCTACAAATAATGGGCTTGATGTGTCGCTCGCCAAATAGCCAGCAGTATCTTTTTGATTTGTTCCGACCAAAGTAGTCTTGCTACTATCGGAATATGTATTTATTACAAAAATAAACTTATAAAATTTAGTTGTCATTGTAGTGTATAATAAATCTGCTCCAAGAAGTGTTAATAGATTAATTGTATCTCCATTTTCAACATTATCTACAGTTGCAAGTAACACTGTTTTATCACTATTATAAATCTCTAAAACGTCATGATAATTATCAACATATTTTGTTATCGGTAAAGTAATATTTTCTTCCGCGTTATAAGATGATATAGTATCAATTATTGAGCCCCTTAGTATTTTTGGTAATTCCACATTAATGTTTACTGTGTAATTTCCTGCTGTTCCTTCATTATATAGTGGAATATATGCATACAGATTTACTGTTTTTGCGCCGTCATCACTATGTTTTACTGTAAAATCATATGGTTCACTAGTTCCTGAGGCTTTTTTAAACGGATTAGAAGTTGTTAGATAATACTTTTTGTCTGTCGTTGTATTTCTTAAATCGTACGTAAACTTTGCTTTTTTTTGTGTTTGATTATCTGCCGATACTTTAAGCTCTGCTTGGGAGCCTTGATATGCTCCCGATGATGAAGAGTTTCTTGCTATCCAAGGTCTAATTCTTATTTTTGATGTATTATTGATAACATCTTGACTTACTAAAATATAATCTATACCTGCATAGTTGTTGGAATTACTTCCTCCACTTCTTGTACCTGTCTTTGAATACGTTGTTCCTATTACTAAAGCCATATTATCACACTCCTACAATCCAAGATTGATTACCAACCTTTTTAATTGATGCTCCACCCATAGTACCAGTTTTTGCAATTATTTCTGGTGTTTCCATACCTGTATCGGTGGCTTTTAATACTGTTTCATTTGTATATTTGTTTTCAACTTTTAAACCATCTGCTCCTAGGCTTCCTATTGTATCATTTTCGGTTGCTTCAACAGTGATACCTTTTGAAATATTAACCGTATCAGTATGTATTTCATTTGCATATTGGCTCCAAGTTGATGATTCAGTTCCGACATTTAGCATTAAGTCATAAATTATATAGCTATCATCTAAAGTAGAATTAAATTCTATTTCAAATTGATTAGTTGTTATAGAAAGTGTCTTTTTTATTTCACCAGTTTCTTCTAGAGAAATTGTTTCATTGTTTATTTTTACGTTTGCACTTCCTAAAGAATTTAATCTTTTATATTTGAATGAAAGTGTATAATCATTATTTGCTAAACTTATACTTTGTTTAAATGAGCTGTTTTTTAGACTTATTGCAGTATTACTTTGAGCATTGCTATAAATAATTTTTTTTGCGCTACCTATCCAGTAATCATAAATATTATCTTTCTTAAAATATAAAGCACTATTTTTTATTAAATTATTCCCACCTATTTTAGTAAATATATTGCTCAGACCTGACTCTGAATTAAGTATTAATTGCTCAGTTTGTTCTTTAGTTAAATAATTGTTATCCAAATTTGAGGAAACATTGTTTGTTAATACATTATTCTCCTCAATACTTGTTTCCAAGGAAGAAATCGACATATTGATGCTGTCAATATCTTGCATAAATTGTGAAACACTTGAAGATATTAATTGCTTGTTTCCTTCGTTGTCAACATAATACTTGTTATCTTCTATTTTCTGATTTATTTCTTCAATTCCCTTTTCTATAATTACTACTTTTCCACTAACAATTTCTAACTTCCCATTTACCTCAGTTGCAAATGTATCATCTGTATAGTTTAAGTTATTTATAAAATCTCCGTTAGCATATATTTCTCCAGATGGTTTTGAAATCTGACATATCCATATTTCGCCTTCTTTTATCCATAAATCTCCACTATCATATGGTGGAGATGGAGTGGATATAAATGTCCTTCTTTTACTATCTGCCGTATCCTTTGCACTATTTGCTATTGCTAATGCCTTTGTAATATCATTATCAGTTAGTTTTTTCCAATTATATGTTTCACCTTCTAATTGAAATCTATAAGCATATCCAGTGCTTTTGTCATAATACAAATCTCCTATGTGTTTATCTTTTTCTTCCGTGGTAACCCAATCTTTTGCTGGATTATTTTCTAAGGTTGGACTCCCATCAAAAAACCAAGTTGCAATGTTCCCATCGACTTGGTCTTGAAGTGAGCTTAATTCTTTTGTTACAGCTTTAATGTAATTATTCATTTCATTTTCTACTTTAGTAAGTTTATTTCTCTCTTGTTGTATTGCTGACAATACCTTTTTACTATCTAAATTGTATTGCTGTTTTAATTGTTCAATGGTCATTGACCTTGCTATATCATTTTTCATAATTAATACACTCTCCCATTTCTTATCTTAAAGCCTAAATTCTCAAGTATTTCTTTTTTTTCATCCAGTGAAATACTTTGTTTATTTATATAATTAATTATTTGATTATTGTAATCATTATATGAAGAATAGTTCATCCTAATAAGAATTGCTTTTTGTGGTATTGTTAATTTTAAAGAGTTAACATATTTAATAACTTCGGCTTTTCTTTGTGAAGAATTAGTGTATTTTTCTTTTATAGTATCAATCTCTTTTTTATATGACAAATATTTATTATATGAAGTTACTTGATTAATTACTTTATATTTTTCTGGATTATTGTATGAATAATCAATTTCTTTTTTATTTAAATAATAATCGCCTGCATTCCCACCATCATTTATATAACTACTGATTTTATCATACTCACTGCTCATTTCAATATTCAACACTTTTTTCCTAGCTTTGTTATAGGAATAATTAACTATTTTGTTTATTATTTCCGCTTTTTCATTATCATTTAATTGCTGATAATCTTTACTTTTTAATAATTTATTAACACTTTCTTCAATTATTTCTCCTGATATTTTTTGATAATCCGCTCTTTCTTTAGATGTCATGGTGATTTTTTCACCATTTTTATTTATATAATAAGGTGCAACTCTAGGCATTATTGTTTGATTACCTGTTTTCTTATATAATCTATATATTTCTTCTGCAGACTTGCTTATATTTTCAGTATTAACATTGGCTGGGTTTAGAAACACGTTAAATATGTTATTCTTTCCACCATATTTTTGTATTTCTCTACCTAATGTATCAACAGAGGGACTCAACGTTTTGCTTACAAAAGGTATTTTTACTTTTATGCTATTAATTGCGCTTTGAACTGGCTTGCCATACTCAAATGAAGTTCTTTGAGTACTATCAACTAAATCTGCAATTTGTTTGGAAAAAGTAGGAACTGCTCTAGCAGGTAATTCTAATACTTCATTAATAATTCCAGATACTACTCCATCGTTATCATTAAGGACGTCACTAATACTTTGTAAAAATGATTGCTCTAACAGAATACTACCAGCACTATCTAGCGAGCCGACTATTCCTTCCAATAATGCCTTTGAATCACTTCCCTTAGAACTAACCATATTGGCAGTTATTGATAATGGTGCTGCCAAAGGTTGAGCCCAATCATAAGTAAATGACTTGTTACCAATTTTAATCGAATAAGAACTAATTCCCAAAGTATTTTTTAGAAAATTAGCTGTATCTTTATCATCATCACTTTCACCGCTTGTTATACCTGCCTTTGCTAGAGCTATACCAAGTATATATAACATGGTACCAGCAGTTGCCTTACCTAAGCTTTGAACAAATTCATGTTGAATGGTAGAAGTATATTGTCCATTTGTAAGTGATTTTTTTAAATTAATACCTTTATTTATGGTACTAACTAAACCAGCAGGTGAATAATCAACAATTGCCTTTGTTAAGTTGGCAGGTGTTTTTGCAAATGGTATCAATACATCACCAAGACCATACCCATTAACATTTAATTTATTTAATCCTTTTCTCACACCTAAAACAAATCTAGTATAATTATTATTATCATTCCAAGTTCTAGATAAAGCCTCTTGATGCGCTATATCTATCATTTCTTGGGTAATGTTAGTTGTATTATTTAATACCAGTTGATTTTGTAATGAATTTTCAAAGGAAGCTTCACTAAATACTCTATCACCTACATCCATAACATAATTTAATAAAGACTCCGTTCTATTTAGAGTCTTTCCTATTAGATTATTTTCACTAAATGATTTACCATTAGATATTTCAAATCTATTTCCCTCCATATCTTTAGTGCTAATTCCTTTTTTGTAATCATTAGTAGCCTCATAAGCACCCTTTTTGATACCTTTAAGCATTGCTTTTACATTGGTAGTACCTGTTGTTCTAATACCAGTTTTCTTAGCAATTAACTTGTCAGCATAACTAGAAAATAAATCACTGAAAGAATTAATGGGCATTATCAAAGCATTACCAGCAACATTTCTTACTTGAGTCTTAGGATTAAACAACATTGATATTCTCATCCAAGACTTAATCTTTGTTCCTTTTTCAGGTGGAAGTTTGTCTGTCATTAATTTTTGTATTTCTGCAAGTTTAACTCTTTTATCATAGCCATCTTCCATGTTTTGTACTTCTTGCATTGTATCCATAATAAACTTCACTTCATCTGGTTTTAAATCAAAATCTTCTCTATATTTATCCATCCATTCTTTAGATTTATTTTTAACCATTTTGTCATAAGCTTCAGATAATTCAGATTGAGCATATTTAACCATGCCTTCTGGTGTCATTCTTTCCATAATATTAAATGCTTGTACTGTTTGACCTGCAGTTGTTCCTATTTCTCGCATTTTTTTAGCAACCTCTACCATACTATCATAATCACCATTATCAGCATATTGTTTTAACAAAATCCAACCTTCCGCTACATCTGTAGCATTAGCATTTTTACTATCTTGTTTTACCCATCTTAATGTTTCTGAACTACCGCCATCATTTATTTTCTTGAAGGCTTTTTCTAAACTTTCTTTATTTGTCACTTTATCATAATATCTAATATCTTCTTTTGAAAGAATTTCAGCTTTTTGTTCTACATTTAACATATTAACTTTATCTTTAATATTTTTAGCAAAATGACTATCACCATCATTGACTTTATTTATACTTCCTCTTTTAGGTAATATTGGTGTAGTATTAGCATCTTCTTTAGTTAATTTTGATATTTCATTTGGATTTAAAATACTACTTTTCTTAGAACCATTTTTTATATCTTCTCTAATAGGTAATTTAATATCAGACATTTTAGTTTTTGTTCCTGCTGATGGAAAATTATCTTTTAGATAATCATTCCATTCTTTAGTATTTTGGGAGTATTTTTTTGACACATCTTTGAAAGAAATTAAATCTGTATCTTTACCACTTCCAATCATTAAACCATCATAACCAAGTCTTTTTATATATTGCTCCACACCATAATTATTTGAATATAATTTATTTTTTCTTATATTTAACTTCTGTGCTAATAGTTGTTCCCAAATTTGAAAATCATTTTGGGTCTTAAACATTAGAGGATTATTTGGCAATAAATCATTATCTACTTCAAATACTTCCCCATATTTTTTTGCATAGTTTTTATCCAACGTTGTATATAATCCCAATCCATAAAATGCACCATTTGATCCTGTATTTTCGCTCACACCTCTATATGCTTTTACCGCGTTTTTATCATAAACTCTTTTATAGTGCATTCTCAACATCGAATCGTTCTCTTTTAAATTAGTGATATCAATATCATTACCTTCACTATTTTTTAAAAGAAAAGAACTATTATTTAGTTCTTGTGCATTATTTTTATTTATCGGAATAGAATATTTAGTAGTAGATGATGTACTGCTATTGACATTATTGTCTGATTGTGGTATATTATTTGCAACGGAATTGACCAACGATGTGGTGAAAGCATTAGCTGATGTACTACGATTTTGGTCAATTCTTTTTATATTTGTTATGTCATACAACGTTTTTTTATTTTCACTTTTTGCAACATTTACTAACCCAGTAAATAAATTATCACCAACTTTAAATGTTGTCTCATAATAATCCCAACCATCTTTGGCAAATGGATGTCTACCATCATCAGGTTTACTGTATTTGTAATTTGATATTAATAATAGATTGTCCAATTCAGTAGATGCTTTCATTTTTGAACTTTTGGTAGTAGTTGGTAATTGATTTTTAGGATGAGTATATTCATTTGCTGTTTTTGAAGTAACTTTAATATTTTCATTATTCACATTAATACCATTTTCTCTAAAATTATTCAAAATATATTGTTTTGCTATTTTAACTTGCTCCGATATGCTTTTACCTTCAAATATATCCTGATTTGTATCAACTTCAACATATTTATTTCCATTACTATCTTGTTGAATGCTAAACATTTTTTCTTTAAGATTACTTATATTACTATAATAAGCATCTTCCCACATTGTCTTTAATTTTTCAACAAAACTTACATACTCATTAGCACCAGTACCCTTAATTTTTTCTGCTAATTTTCTAATATTATTTAGTATTTTTTTAAATATATTTGGTTTCTTTTCAACAACTGATTGAATAAATTCTCTATTTCCAAATAATTCACCACATACATCTGCTACCACTTCATCAGATACATCATTAGTTTTATATCTTTCTTTTATTGATTCTAATGATTTTTCAAATTCGGGGTCTTGCTTAGCATAATCAAGTATTAATTTTTTCATTTCGCTTGTCGCAATGTCGTGAGTTATCTCGTGAATAACTAAGAATTCAACATAATTATCTGCATTAGGATTTAATTCAATTATAGTCTTACCATTTTCTTTTGTAATTAGTCCATTAACCGATGTTCCTTGTTCATTGTTTATATTAGGATTAAATCTTATAGTGTAACTTTTATCTTTAATTATATTTTCTAGTAATCTAATAGTATTATTTGACCTAGCGGTATTATTTAAATACATACTTGCAGTTCTTCTTAATTCATTTATGTTTGCATTACTACTTTTAACATATTGATAATTACCTATTGGAATACTATAGTTAATATTATTGATACTTGTGGTATCTATATTTTTCAATTTTAAAAGTGCATTACTTATTGATGCGTATTGTTGTTTGGTTAAATTTTTTGTAGTTCTTATTTCCATATTAGGAGTTATTTCGGTTACATAGTTCATTGCGACAGGTATTTTGATGCCTGACTCATTCAACATTTCCTTTATATAATCACCTTTAAAACTTTCTACATATGTATCACTTGTTTGAAATTGTTTTATATCTTCTAATATTTCTGGGTTAATTTTAGATATATCTATTTTTATATTGCTATTTGCAGTAGGCAAGTTAATTTTATTATTAATGGTATTTTCTAAATTTTCAACTTTATCAACTAAATTTTCTATAATTTTTACTTGTTCTTTGTTAATAGCATTATTTTCAATTATTTTTTGAGTTTCTTGCCAGTTTTTTAATGTGTTTAAATCATTTTTTAATTCATTAAGTGTTTTCGTTGCTACTTCGCTAGTTATTTGTTGGGTTTCTAATTGGCTTTCCACTTGTGTTATTTGATTATCTATTTTATTAGTTATATTGGTAGTATCATCCTTTGTAATATTCGAATTTATATTATCAACATTATTTATTTCATTATTTACTTTATTATTTGCTTCAACCAACTTTTCTTTATCAATTTTGGTATTACTGGTATATTCTGCTAAAGAATTATCAGTAACATCGATAGAATTATCGTTTACTTTTAATTTAAAATCCGTTCCGTACTCTTTGTTGATTTTATCAATATTCTTTTGCATTTTACTCATTTTCAACGAAGTAGGTCCCTCTGTTATTCCCATTGTTAACAAGGTAGAGTATGCAGTTAAGGCAATATCATCTAAAGATATCGTTGATAATGCTTCTGATAAATTCTTGTAATCACCTAGAGTAACATGTTCATTGATTGGGTCAAGTATTGTTTGCAACTCTTCTTCAATTAATTCAGAACTAGTGTGAGAAAGAAAATAACTTAATCCTTCATTTTTAAATATTTTGTTGGCTAGCTTACCTATGTTTCTACTTAAGATACTATCTTTACCAGTTATTATCTTGCTAGCTCCTCCTAATATGCTACCAAGTCCCGCTTCTAATGTAGCGTTTATCACACCATATTTTTGTGCTTTTTCTTTATCATATCCTTCAAGTAATTTTTCATTTGTCGCGCTATTAAATGTTGTTGCCCAAGTAACTGCCTCTGACAAATAAGGAACTCCTGTCATATTAGCAATCATTGCAGGTGTCATACTACCAAGAGAACGTGCCGCCGATTGAAGACCTCTTAAAAAGAAATTGGATTCTTCCATTGCTTTGTCAGCTTTTAATTGATTTTTAGATGGTAATGATATTTTATATCCTTTTTCATTCGTATAGTTTTTAGTTGCTGTTGCTTCATTTAATCCGACATTATATTGATTTAAAAGATTAATTTTATCCAAAAATGATATTTCTTGGTTATTTACTTCTGCTTCTTCTTTTTTATACTTTGTCCATAAATTTTCATTTTTTAATTTTTCAAGTTGCTTATATGTATCTGAATTTCTGTACTGATTAATCTTGTCTAGATTAGTTCTTGTATCTTCTTTTGTTTTTTCAAAAACCCTTTGCGTATAATTCTTAGATAAATTATTACTTACGCTATTTGATGGAAGATAGTAATTTGTATTTAAAAGCGAAGATATTGTTTGGTCTCCTAGTTCTTTCCCGGTTTTTATTCCTAGTTGTTGTTTTTCACTGAATGATTTATTTCTCAATTCTTCTAGTTGTTTATTATTTATCTCATACTCATTTGTATATTTTTTTAAATTATCTCTTGCTTTTGCTTTTTCTCGTTCTAATTCTAGGCTTTTTTTGCGATAATATTCCGTTGATTCTAATCCTAATTTTTTTCGTAAACTATCTAGTGTTTGCATATGCCCTCCTATCTACTTCCTCCTCTGCCTCCATATTCCTTAAAAGCTGAAATTATTATTCCTTGTTGATTGCTTGGAAGATTTTTAATCGCTGATTCTATATCACTAGCACTTACATATTTGTTTTTGTCAACTTTTTTAGCTATTTTGTTAAATGCCTTCAAACCACTATCAGTTAGCCCTAGTGGAGTATAATTGCAGTAGTATTTGCCACTTTCTTTGCTTCCAAATGAACCATTCCCTCCACTTTCTTTAACGTTATTTTTCGTGTCCGTTCCGTTTATAATACCATTTGAATTATCATTAAGTGTAGTGCCGTAATTGCTACTTGATTTTTTAATTGATGATGTTCTTGCATTTCGTGATGCCAACTCATATTCTTTTTCTTTTAAAGTGTTTTCAATTTTATCTTGTTCTTGTTGATATTTCATTGTTTCATCATATTGTCTTTTATTTTCTTTTAACTCATTCATATCATTAATAACACTATTATATTGATTTTGTCTATTCCAATATTCATTTTCTATGTTTCTATTATTGTCTAGCATATTCATTTGTAATTGATTATTATATTGATTCATTGTTGACATATTGTTTAGTTTTTCTTTAAGTGTATTTAGTGCTAGTTGTGCTATAGATGAGTCGCCAGTTAACTTTGCTTTTTCAGATTGATTTAAGTATTCTTGATATGCCTTTTCTCTACTTTCTGTAGCAGTTTGTTGTCTGTTTTTCATAGCGTTTTGTGCCATTATACGCCCTGTTTCACTAAGAGATTGATTAATGCCACTATAATCTTGTTGTGCTCCTAGAAGTTCGTTTTTATACCTTCCTTCTAATATGTCATTTGCAGTTGCTAAATTATTTATATTTTGATTAACATTATTGTTTATTCTGCTCGTTTCATTTTTATTAAAATCATCTATTTGATTTATTTGGTCCTTTGTTAAATTATCACTTTCATTTACAAGTTGATTATAAACTTCTGTCGCTTTTTTTATTTGTTGTTCTCTTTGGTCATATATTTCATTTTTCATATTCAACTCCTATTTATATTTTTTTGATAACTGATAATACTTTTCGGCAAGAGCATTAGATATTTTATCTTGTGATTTTTGATATGATAAATTCTTATCAAATTGTCTTTTTTGTTCTTCTTGCTCTTTTTCAAAATTAATTTGATTTACAATATCCATATATCTTGAATAGTAATCATTTTCTAATTGTTGTGTTGTGGATAATTTTCCTAAAGTTAAATCGCTATTATACTGAAATTCTTTTAGTTGTGCTTCTAGTCGTTGTTTTAAAACATCTAAACCATATTGTGCAATTGTAGAATCGTTTTCCAATCTTGCCTGTGACTTTTTATTTTCAAATTCTTGGTATGCTTGTTCGTTATTTGCCCTAGTACTAGCTAATTTTTCTTGAGTTTTAGCAAATTTATTAATGTTTGTATATTCGGCATATCCACTGTTATTTAATCCGTTACTTGCCATAACCTCGGCATCGACTCCATATGGATTAATAGATTTTTGATAATCACTATTTATTGTTTTCATATTATTTTGATATGTTTTTTCTGCTTGTTTTTGTTGCTGATTAATTAAATCTATATTATAATCAGTTGTTCTATTCGCCAAATCTACGTTTGTATTGTAATATTGGTCTAAATATTTTTCGTTTTGTTTTGTTATTTCTTCATTGTTGTGTATTAATTTGTCATAAATGTTTGTTGCGTTGTTTATGGAATTGGTTTTATTAATTTCATTTTGCTTAATTCTATCATCGTTTTCATATAACACTTGTATCACCTACCTTTTTAAATATCCACCTATAAACACTTCTAAAGTGCATAAAAAAAGTCCAAATGGCTTATTTGAACTAAATATTAACTGTAATTTTTTCCATTTTTTTCTTTTAATTCTTAAAACTATATACTCTTTACTATCAGCAAAATTTCCTAATTCCTCTGTTTTTGTGTCTGCTATTGTTTTGACATTAATTGTAGCTCCTTTATTCATTACGTTGAGCACACACCCATTTTTATTTGTTGTTTTTCTATATGCTTCATATCCAAATGCATCGCTTGGCGTGCTCCATTTACTTTGAATCTCTTTTCCATCATCAGTTGTTCCTTCTAATATATACAACTCTCCGTTATCATTTCCTAAGTATAAATTATTATCTTTTTCCTTTATAAAAGTAATGTTGTAGGGCAATTCCCAATAATACCATTCATATTCTATACTGATATTCTGAAATCTCTGTCTCGAATCAGCTAAATATACTTTACTATTTATCAAAATTAATAAATATCCTTTATATTCAACTATTTTTGCATTTTCATACCCAGTTTCATTAACCATCTTTTTGTCAACATTGCTTGAGCGATGTGCTAGTAATCGTTCAGCTTGAATATCGCCACTTATTGCTTCTAAACCATAATTAGATAAAAAAACAATATCATCCGCAAAATTTATTCCTGTTGATAAACATCCTGTTGATATATTTGACTGTTGTTTTGGATATACTTTTCCATAATCATAGTCAATAGTTGGCGAATGATAAAAAACACTTGAATTCGATTGATTTTGCTTTTTTAAAACCCATAAACAATTGTTGCCAGGTACTATTGCTTTTATTGGTGTTAAATCACCCTCATTATAATAATTTTGGTCTGACACATATCTTGGGTCCTCTAATTCACAATAAAACAGTACATTTGGATAATCTTGATTGCCACTATAAAAAATTCTATTATCAAACATTGTCAACATATTACATTTCGTTATTTTTTCTTTATTGCCCGAAATCGTTTTGCTAAATTCTATAACAACATTGTCCTGACCATCAGTTAATGGCGTAGTTGGTGCTACTGAAAATGTTATTATCCCGTTTTGTCTATCTACTGTAAAGCCATTATTTTCTAGCATTGTTATACCATTAACAGTTGCAACTACCGAAGTACTATCAATTTCATTTGTGTCTAATTGATATTTAATGCTTTCTCCATCTGCGACAAATGAATTCTTTCTTTTTGGGGTTAATAGATTAATATCTTGATATGTAGTTCCTGCTCCAGTAGGTAATTTTGATATAGTTGTTGTCGGTACAGTACCCTCTACTTCTTTGATTGTTATACCATTGTATTCCAAATAATTTATCCCATCTTTAATAAACATGACATTATTAAAGACAAACATTTGGCTTTCAATAATATTCATATTATCAAATAGTTCTGTTAAATTTTCTGATTTCGTAGGTTTTTCGGGATAATTGTTCCATTTGTACAGTTTTGTCCCACTATGTATTATTACTTGTGTCACATCTTGAACATCATAAAAATAAATACCATTGATTTTCAAACCAAAGTTTGCTAATTGTATCATACCTGGTCTTGTTTCTATCCCTTTGCCTTGAGCATTATTATAATTTTTCCACATATTAACAGAATCTGGGCTTCGATACGTTTTTACTTCTTCATTTGAGAAATCAACTCCTGAAAAATCCTGATATATTCTAGATTTGGTTTCTACATCATTTGTAGGCAAGCTCATTTTCTACCTCCTACTCTACCCATACAAAGCCATTTGTATTTGCATTATTTAACTTTTCTTTTAATTCCTGATATTTATATTCATACACACTATAATTAGCCGATATATCAGCCTTTAAAATAGCACTAGCTACTCCATAAACTAAACATTCCAAAGCATCTCTTGATAATTCCAGTTCTTCATCTAAACTTGTTTCTTCACCAATTTTTTTGGGATACTTATCGTAAATCATTGTAACTATTCCTGTATAATTCTTATCAAATATTATTTCATTCCCGATTACTTCAAAATCACATTCTTTTACTTTATCTATTTTGTATAAATCACTAGGCTTTGCCATGACGTTTGTTTTTGTCGTATCAAATTCAACTTTGTTCTTTATTCTTTTTATTGTTGACAATTCTACTTGAATATTGTCTATACAATGTTTTATTTTATTTGCAATATCAGGGTCATTTGTCAAATCTGTATCATTTTCCTCATCATATTCCTCAATCAATGTTAAAACTTGTTTTAAAACTTGCTCTAGATTCATTATTCATCACTCCTATAAGCATCTTTCATAGCTGTTAAATCACGTTGTATTTCATCAAGTGTTGCCATTTCATATGGTGGAATAACATACCCTTGGTGTTCATCCCATACTAGTATTAAACCTGTATGCAATTTTTGTATTACTGTTCCGTTTTCTTGTGTTACAATTTCTTTTTCTTTTCCATTTATTATCATTTTTGTTTTTCTCTCATCTTTTATTGTTGTTGTTAATACTAAATTATCTAATACCTGATGTACTTTTCCATCTTCTGTTGTTTCATCAAATTTTAATGATTTGTTTACTTTCCTTCCAAAGTATTGTCTTAGGCTTGGCTTTAGCGTATAATATTCTACTTTTTCTTTCATTTTCATTCCTCCTAGGTCGTGTTTATAGGAATTGCACCTATTTTATACTATTAACACGAAAAAAGAGAGATTTCTCTCTCTTATTAAAGACTTGTTTTAATACATACAACTTCTTTTGGTCTTACTAGTATACCACCATATACATATAAACCTTTTTGTGCTGTTTCAAAACCATCTTGTACTTCATAATTAACAACCTTTTCAATTTGTTCACAGAATGCAACTGCTTTTTTTGTTCTTAAGAAGTTTAATACCTTTCCGTAACCACTAATTTCATAATATGAACTTAAACTTGATTTTGCTGGCGATGTAACTTCTGTATAAACATAAGCATTTGCCTCACCACTTCTTGTGAAATATGTTTTTCCCTCAATAATATCAGTATCGCTAGTTACTTTATAAGTAGGGTCTAGTTTAGGCAATAAGTTTTCAATGGTAATTAATGCATTACCATACTTTCCTATAATACCTTTCTTAGCCATTTCAACATTGTTTGTGTAAAGTTCAGTTAAGTTTTGTCTTATCTTACTGAAATATGTTGGGTCATTTTCAGAATATAGTTCAGTTGCTTGTGGTACATTGTTTTGATATAGTTTTACAAATGCATCTTCTAATTTTTCAATAGCAGTATTCTTTGTAACATTTGTTGCGTCAACAACTTCAACTTTACCATCATTAACACCATTTGCTACTAATGTTGCAACATATTCATCGCCTTTTTCAGATAATGCTTCTGCTCCTTCTTGGCAAATCGCTAGTAATGCTCCTGGTACTGTTTGTGCTTTATCAACGTGGTCTATTCCAACATTGAAGTAATACATTTGGTCCATTTCAAATTCTTGTTTAGTTACACTTGTTGGGTCTCTTTTAATTGTTACTCCAGGTGTATATTTTCTTACTGTTGGTTTATCAGCATTTAATATAATAACCTTTCTAGAATTATGTGTATCTTTTTGATACTTGAAATCACTATGATTTCTTAGAGAAGTAATTGTTTTAAGAGCCTTCTCATACCCTTGATGCCATATTGTTTGTCTTGCATCTTCCATATTTTATCATTCCTTTCTTTCTTATTTCCATTTTGCTTGAGAAGCAAGCACTTTTTCAAATACTCCAGGTTTATCCCAGTCTTCTTGAGTTAGTTTTTGTACTTCTTCAGGAGTATAATAATCTTTTGTTTTTACACTTTCAGATTTCATAGAGCCTATTTTTTTTGGCTCTTCTACTGGATTTAAACTCGTATAGTATTTGACTATATCATTTAGATTTGTTTCTTTTTTAAACTGCTTTTCAAAGTTTTGAAAATCTTTATTATCTAAAATTGATATATCTATACCTTCTTTGATTAGTTCTTGCCTTCTATCGTTATCAGTAACTTTTTCATACAATTTTTTGTATATTACTTTTTCTGTAGGAGTCATGTCTTTTACATCTATTTGTAAAAGTCTATTTAATTCCTCTCTCTCTTCCCCTGCTTGAATAATATCATCTGCTTCTGCTGTTCCTAGGATTTCAATTTGTCTTTGAGTTAAGTTTGATTTGCTTGAATCTGGTATTTTTATACCTTCGTTTTCATAATACGCAACCATTCTTTTGTTTGCATCTTCAATATTGTCTGTACCTAATCCAGCATTTAATATTTCTTCGGTTCTCTTATACCTTTGAAGTTCTTTGTTATAGTCTCTTTCTAACTTTGCTCGTTCCCTAGCAAGTCTTTTTTCAACTATACCATCTACTTCTTCTTGAGTATATTTTTTATCAACTTCTTCTGTTTCTTCGTTTGAAGGGGTATCAGTTAATTCTATACCTTCCACATTTTCTTCTGTAGTTTGTGTATCTACATTTTCATTAGTTTCTTCAACTACTAGGTCTTTTTCTTCCATTTTTTCCTCCCTATTTTAAGTGTTTGTTTCACTATTCCAACTATTTATTGTCTAATTGTCTGACATAAAAAGACTTATTCAAGTCTTATATTGACATTAATTGTTCTGCTTCTGCATCATAATTATTTATTTGTTCGTTTTGATTTAAGTAATGATTTATATTATTTTGTAAAGCAATCTTGTCTTGCTCTATTTTATTTATCTTTTGTTGTTCGTTCTCTCTATTCTTTACTATCTTTTCAAGAATTGTTTTAGGCATCGATGAATCAAATGGTAAAGATTTTACGTATTCTTTAAAGTCTATAAATTTATTAGTTAAAAGATTTTCAAGACTCTGTTCTAGTGCTAGTTTATCGTATGGTGATTTTGGTGTCACATCTATTTTTACTCCAACCTTTAACTTGTTTAACATGTCATTACTTATTTTAAATGGTTTATTTATTTCTTTAATTTCTTTTGTTCCATCTTCTTGCGGTATTTCAACTTCTTCTTTATCATACACAGTTAAACCATCTATACAATATGTTTGCCATATATCAAAAAATATTCTTGCTAGGTCTTCTATAAATTGCTTTAATGCGTTTGACTGCTCTGTTAAAGGCATTTGTGATGCTTGTTGAACCGCTAAAATCGAACGCCCCGATGCTTGTTCTGGGTTAATATCTCCGGTTGCTATGTCTCCAGCACCTGCTAGTTCTCTTGTCGTTGATATTAAATCACTTAATAATGTATTACTGCTTGTACTTAATTGTGCTGGTTGTAAATACCCTATGTATTTTTTTATGTCATCTGTAGTCATATCTTTTATCTTAATTGTTGCTCCTATTTTATCAAGTGCAGATGGGTTTAATACTTTATCTATATTTACAATTTTTATCGGATATGAGCCCATTTTAGTTGCTAGTTCAATTCTCATTAAAGTTTTATTTATTTCAATTTGGTTTGGTATTAAGAATTTTACTTCTCCTTGTCCTCTTGCTGACCCTTCGACTGATTCCCACAATAAATGGGCAAGTGGATAAAGGCTCATTTTGCTATTTTCATCATTGATTAGTTCAACTGTTTTAGTTGCTTTAGAAAAATGTACTTTCCCATCTTCTTTCCACAACTTTGTTAATAATGTTACCTTATCATTTACTTCTTCTTTTGCTCTTTCTCCTGACTCGTGATAGTTATCATTATCAACTTGTATTTCTTTTATTTTTTCTTCTGATACATTATTTATTCTTGCTTCTTCTCTTACATTTTCTAGCGGTTTTCTTGATATGATTATTATATATGGTTGGTCTTGTATATTTTCATCATTTTCATTACCTAATATTAAGTTATTTTTGCTTATTATTTCACATTTTGGGTTATTATTTTCATCTACTGTTACATAAATAATTCCCTCACTATTAATACAGCTTCTCTTTGATACTTTTCTTAGTTTTGTTGCCATATTTTCTTTTTCCATAATTAATGCAACATATTTGTTTAACTTTTCGCATATTGTTTCTGCTTGTAATTGAAATTCGACATCATCAAAATTTTCTGCTGAATAATTTATTGCAAATTCATTTGAATTAATAATACCGACTTTGTACTTTACTATTGGTTTTATAATGTTATAGGTTACAGGTTCTATTGCTCCAGACTCTAGACCTTGCCACTGGTCTTCATTATAAAATCTATAATTCCTATCTGTATCACTATACATTTTTCTTGACTCGTTAAACTCTATTCCTTTTTGATATAAGAGCCATAAATCAGTTACTTTTATTTCCTCCATTATTTAACCACCTTTTGCCCTTTTGATGTTCCATCATATGCTTCAATATTTTCTAATATTTGAATCATTTTTTCTTGGTCTTTATAAAATTGCTCATTTTCTTCTATTTCTTTATAATCATTATTTGGTGTGTCTATTATAGGTACTTGTATTTCTTCTTTATTTTCTATTCTTTGCCCGTTTTTTAGCCCTAAAGAATATGCAATAATTATAAATACGCCAAATAAAAAAAGAGTTAATAAAGTTATCATTGCTTAGTACCTCTTTTTGACTTTTTCAAAGGCTTTGTTTGTTCTAATACTTCTTCTATGCTCTTGGCTATTATTTTATTTGTTTCTTCTTCTCCGATTAACTCATTGCAAGCTTCTCTTAATTTTTTTAATATTTTCTTTTTCATTTTTTCCTCCTAAACTACTTTTATTGTATCTCCGTAGTCATATCGCTTTATTCTTTCTTCTTCAAAGTTGAACACTTGTTCTATTGTTTTGTTTATTATTGGTGGTTGTGGTCTTGAAATGCAAAAATATCTTAATGCATCAGTTATATGTGTTATGTCGTGTGGTTCTGTTGCAACATCATTTGGGTTTTTTTCATCGTGTTGTAATTGTGGTAAACATCTTATAAGATTTAAGCAATTTGAAAATATTTTTAAATCACTATCTATATATATTCCTCCAGTTTGCTCATTTCTTGCTTTTTTTGGTTTAATCCACTCTTTCACATTTAACCATCCTCCAATTCTATCACTAGATGCTAATTCTAGCATTATACCTCCCTCATAAAACAGCTCTGCTGTTGACTTTCCTGTGTCTCTATTCCTGTTCCACAAGTCTCTTGGTGCATATATTCCTTTGTATGTTTCTCCTCTCATATAACTCTTAAGCATTTGACAGGCATCTGATACAATTAAATTAGATTTATGAATTTCTTTATATACATATGCTTTTTTCTTCTCTGATACTGCTACAAACACTACTGCGAACATATCAAGCCCATAATCTATTGCTATGTATTTATTCCACTCCTTCGGTATAAGAAATGGTTCTATTACGTGCAATGTTCTTTTAAATTCAGGAAAAAACATACCATCGTATATATCCCAGTCCCCATATTTCAGTGCTTTTCTTTCTTTTTCAGGGAGGTTATCTAATCTTTCAATGTATTGCGGGTCATACTCAAGCATAAACTTGTTGTCAGTTACTAGGCTAGGTATAAATATTCTCGTAGAAATACTATTGCTATCAGGCAACAATTTGCACTCGTGTACTTTATTAGGCTCTCCTATATCAATAAACCTTTCTTTTACCCAAGTGTGTCCTATACCTCCCGGATTTGTTGAACTTTTTATTGCTTTTGGATAGTTATTTGCGCCTCTACATCTTGATATCATATATGTATACATATATTCTGTAAAATGTGTTAATTCATCAAATCTAATTACATCATATTCTGCAGACTGATACTGATATACATCGTTTTCATTATCTATGTAGCCAAAGTCTATAATTGAACCATTTTTGAAGGTCCATATATGTTTATTTGATGTGTATGTTGCTATTTCCCTTGGATATAGTTCTAAACTTACTCTTATTATTGATTTTTCTAAATCAGGAAATGTTTTACGAAATATTATCTGCTTACTTTTTTTATATTTTAATGCATATAAAAAGGCATCTATTAATTGCCCGTAAGATTTACCTCCGCCAGCTGCACCACCAAATAATGTTTCAAAAGCACTACTACTGATAAATCTTTCTTGTTTTTCCGTTATCTTTATATTCATTTGATTACTTCTATTTTTACCTCAAATGCTTTGTCTTGTGCCACTTCAACTTTATCAGTTGGTTTTTCCCCTATTGTATCTCTTATTACTTCAAATGCTTTAGTATCTCCATTTAGTGCCTTATCTATTAATGCTGTGGCTATACTCTTTTGTATATCTTTTTCAGATAATAGCAAAATCAATTCTTCTTTTAATGCCTTTCTTTGCCTTTTTGCTTTACCACTTGCAATGCCACCTTTTTTCCCTATTTCTCGTGCTTTTTCCGTGGTTAAGGGTTTTAAGTTTTTCTCGTTTGCCATAATACCACCTCTCTACTTGTAATTCTTCTTCGCATTTTTTGTTTCTAGGACAAAACCTACAATTACAACTATATTTCATGCATAACTCTATATATTCTTCTTTCATATTTACCTCATAATAAAAGAAGCCGATAATGGTTTCTTTTGAAAGGAGTTTCGCATTATGTAGCAAATGCAATATTAATTGTAGTTTCCTACAATACCATATTACCATATAAAAAGTGGGCAAAGGTGGGCAATTTTTTATTCTCCTATTAATTCTTTTATTTCTTCATATAATACAATTGACAAGATATTATTTTTTTTGATAATATTTAGTCAGTGAGTGAGTAGTTCGCTGAGTTACTGAAGGGTGCGATTAATTCACACCAGCA